TACTTAATAGCTTCATTTGCCTTGATTTTTCAGGTAATTTAAGTTGAGTATTGATATGTAAGTGATTAAGAATATCTTTCTTTTCTTCAGTAGATGATAAGTGTAAAATATGAGATCCTCCAAATAGCTTAGAGGAAGTCTTCATGTCATTATTATTAATAATGAAGGTGTCCTTACACTATTTTTTTTGAAACTGAGTATAAAACAACAGGAATAATTATTCAATATCTATTTTTTGATTGCTTTAATTTTCATATCATATTCGATAGTTCTTCCTGGAAGTTCAAGAGGTTTATCCAATTTAACTCTCTTACATTCATAACTGAATTGTTTACCTAAACTACCTTGAGTGGATTCTCTAACAGTAACAATGAATGTACATTGTCCTTTAATTTTTTTTGAACGGCAAGCAGCATGGAATGCTTTGCTAGCAGCTCCGGCGGGAGTGGAACTGTGGAAATACGAATCATCCGACGATGCAGTTTTTTTCGCGGTTCCAGATTTGTTGTGTTGTGCAGGCTTGCGTATTTCGACAATTTTCCAAGTACGTTTAGCTTTTCCTCCTTCCATTATATATTATATACAATGAAAAAAAATATGGAACATAAATAATATGGTTTCTAGAAACGGAGATCGATTAGAAGAATATTTTGTCGCCGCTTTTGGTTCAATGGCAGGAATAATAGTTTTTATGACAATAATCGCGATATATACTTTAGTTTGGGCAGGTTCGGGAATAATGTTATTATACAAATACAATAAAAAGGATACTCCTCTCTTAAAAGAGATGAATTATCAACAAATCATAGGTGTAGTTTTAATAGTAATAGGTATATTACCATTTTTACAGTATTTAATCCAATCAATATTGTTTAGAGTTGGATGGGAATTGGGTGGTAATTTGATGAATGATTTAATGGACAATTAGTTCATGTTTCATTTTCATCAATAACTTGTAAACGTGCTGCGATACCCATTGTTTGTAATTCGTGTAGGAATAACTTTGTAGCATATGGGATTCTATGTTCAGAAATAGTGCCCTTGTCATCAGTTTTTTTGTTTGTAAATGACTTTACAATATTTGACTTTTTATTGACAGAGCACATCATACCTTCAGAATTAGTAAATACGGTAAAGTTGTCAGACAATTCCATAAACTTTTCTTTCTGGAACTGAGATACACCATGTGACAATAGACAGTCTCGTTCCATTTCTCCCATACGTAAGCCTCCATCTCTGGATCTGCCTTCAGAAGGTTGACGAGTCATTTGAACCATTGGACCTGTAGACCTGGCGTGAAATTTATCATCAACCATGTGTTTTAGTCTCTGATAAAATGTTGGTCCCATGAATATTTTAGTAGTGAGTTTTTTACCAGTTTCGCCACTGTATAATTCAGTTTCGCCATATTTATCGTATCCACTCTTCTCAAGGCGGGATGCGATAGCATCAACCGATATATTTGTAAATGGTGTTCCATCACCATGCATTGCTTTATCAATACATTCAATACCAAGTAAAGATTCAAGAAGTTGTCCGAATGTCATTCTACTAGGAAATGCATGAGGATTCATAATAATATCGGGAGTGACTCCATCTTTGGAATAGGGCATATCTTCTGTCTTATAAATCATTCCAATAGTACCCTTTTGTCCACAAGTACTACTAAATTTGTCACCAATTCCTGGGCGACGTTCGGAACGAATTTTGGCTTTACAAAACAAATATCCATCACTATTGCGAGAAACATATTTTGTATCAACTATACCATCCTCATTATTACGAATATAAGTACTATTGTCTCTAAATTCTTTATCAAATACCGTAGTAGTTTGTTTCTTCCGATTACACATTGGAACAACTTTACCAACAATAGCATCTCCTCCCTGTACATATCTTCCTTCAATGGGGAAACCGTCTTCACTTAAAGCATCGTAGCTACAATGTCTAAGTTGTAGTGTGTTGTTGGGATTTGGTTTTGCGAATTGTTCTTCTTCACCAGTTGATTGATTCTTGCGTTCTTCGACGTGATATGTTCTAAAGAAGCTTGAACGAAACAAACCCCTATCTATAGATGATTTATTAAACATAAGAGAGTCTTCTTGATTATATCCTTTATCACTACTGACAGCAATAATAACTGTAGAACCATTTGGAATACGACGCATATTCATGTGTTTTGAGTTGTGAGTCATAACAACTGGTTGTGTAGGATACCACAATGTATTAGATACCATGTCCATACGATAACGGAAGTTGGTAGCATAAATACCCATAGCTTGTTTACCCATAGCACTTTGATAAGTATTTCTTGGAGATTGATTGTGATTTGAAAACACAATATTAGATGCCAAGATACCAAGTAACAAACTTGGGTCAATTTCGCAATGAGTATATCTAGGATTTTTATGAACATTGTTCGGATGTTCACAAAGCATAGAACAGCCACTTTCTTGAACATCAAGATATTCAATAGCAGGCTCAAAATCCTTATTGCCGACAATTAATTCATTCCAAGAATGTCTATTTTCTGAAATAAATTTGATATGTTTTTCATTAAATACCAGATTACCATTTTTAACAATAAAGACTGGTCTAACCAAACGACCACCACTGGTATAAATGTGTAGTTCTAAATCTTGATAGATAGGTACAATACCTGTGTGTGTATGTATAATACCGGAACGTCTTAGTTTTATCAAATGGTTCGATAATTTAATCATATCATCAACTGTTCCAATAACAGTACCATTAATATAAATAGCAGAGCCTGGAATATTTGATTCTATTGGTTGAAAAGTATCAAATTCACGGATACATTTTTCAATTTGAGACGTAGATACATCCATAGTAATGTTGCATGACAATGCCATGTTTTTAACAATACCAATAGATGTACCTTCTGGAGTTTCTGCAGGACATATATAACCATATGTACTTGGGTGTAATTTGCGTGGCTTTGTCATCTTAGTTGTTTTGTCAATAGGAGTATTAATCCGTCGCAAGTGCGACAAGGTGCCTAAATAAGACAATCTTTGAAGAACTTGAGCCACACCAATCTTAATAGTTGTGTTTTTTACACCCCAATTGCCAGTGGCAAGTGAATATTTCATATTTGTTTCAATAATGTTGGATTTCAAAATCTTATAAATATTATTATTTGTAATAATATTGTGAAAATTGTTTGTTAATTTCCAAGCACCACCATTGATTTCACGATTCAAAATACAAGTAGCATCTTTAATCAATCTTGTGAAAGACTGACGAAACAAATTTCCAAGCATAATTCCTGGTGTATCAACTCGCTTATTCACAAAACTATCACGATCATCTTCATCAGAACGTTTTGTGTAATATAACAATAGTTTCTTAACCATCATTCCAAGATAATATGCCTTTTTAACAACATTATCGCTAAGATGGGGTAGAAAGTCATGAATCAATGCATGACGTACATGTTTAATCCGCATATCTGGTGACACTGGTTGCCCTTGCCTAATTCTCATTGGAACAGGAAGATATTTTGCGATATAATCAAGTGCCATTGGTTGAGTGATACCTTCTGCTTCTTCAATAGAAGCTCTTAACATTCCAATCAATGTTGTTCGAATGGAAGATTCTCTAAATCCAAATACATAATCACATGCCATACGGTCACTTTCAATACCAAGAGCCTTAAATATAATCATAAGTGGGATTTCTTTACGGCATCCTTGGAAGTGTACATACAAACAGAATCCTGTCGCATTTGCTTTACTCGCGATTTTAAGAACGACCGGTTTTGCAGGCATAAATCCTTCTTGTGGAACCGATTTGACCTCAACACAATGAGAGAATCTGGTTCCAGATACACTACTTACCGGAAAACAAAATGCTTTATTTTCAGCTTGTCTTTCTTGAGAAATAATAACCTTCTCCGAACCAGTAATAATAAAGTATCCTCCAGGATCAACTTGGCAATTTCTTTTTGTGATTTCACTATTATCACCATTACAGTACCGTGATTTCACCATGATTGGAATTTTTCCAACAAGAATTTTTTCAAATGTTTTATTTTTAACTTCGACTTCTTCAAGTTTTTCTCCAGAGCGCAAAGTCGTCTCAACCAATACATCTACATGTAGATTCGAGCTGTAAGACATACTGCGTAATCTCGCAATTTCAGGAGACATTTGTACCATACTACCGTCATTTTCATAAATCATTGGAGAATGAAATGCAACATCACCAAAAGATATTTTAATCTCTTGTTCATGTTTACCTAATTCTTCATTGAATGCTCCATAAATAATGACTGGATTGTATTGTTGTACAATGTCTTTAATTAATACTTGAATAAAATGATTGAAAGAATCTAACTGATGTTTTGCCAACATAGATGTTTCACTTAAGAACATCGAATCTATAACTGCTCTCAAATTTTTTGAGTGAACCATTTTTTCTGCCATATCTCTTTTCTCCATACATCATTTTATTAATCATTTTTTAAGTTTTATTTTTTCTAAGTATAAGAAGATATTTTTATAATAATATCATGTCTGCTTTAACTGATGCCGATAACAAGCCTACTTTTGCTGATGCGGAGGAAAAAGTTGCCTCCATTAAGACTGCTATTACTGAACTAACTGCTATTCTAAAATCTCTCGAGAAGTTTTCTTCTAAGAAAAGGCCAAAGGTAAAGAAGGTAGAAAAGCCCCGTCCAATTACCAAGGAACTTGCTAAGTTCATGAAGTTACCGAAGCCTGTATCGAGTCGCGAGGGTGTATTGCGCAATATTTCGCAATATGTGCGGGATAAGAAATTGCAGGACGAAAATAATAAGCGCGAATTTATTCTTGATAAAACCCTGTCGCAATTGCTGAATCTTAAACCAGGCTCTAAACTAACATTTCTAGGTATCAACAAACATATTTCCCATCTTTTTACAGATTCTACAAAAAAATAAATAACTATGAATTATAATGAACCCTCGTTTATTTGGATGTTCCACAACTATTTTAGATAATGTGCTTGTCGTAGGCACACCCTCATTAGGCAAGAAGGGATGTATACATACATATAAATTAAGTGAAAGAGATGTAATAGATACATCCGAACCAGTATATGCTTTAAATGGTCATATTGATGATGGGTTTGGTATATCTTGTAAACTATCTGCTATTTCGGCGAGTGAAATACGTTTAATTGTTGGTGCTCATCGTAAAACAGAAGATTCTGTTTCTACTGGGGCAGCATATATTTATGAATCTACTGATTTTGGGAATTCATGGAATTTTAAAGACCAACTTTTACCCTCTGTATCCAATCACAAGAGTTTTTTTGGATGTTCTGTAGATATAAATGATGATATAGCCATTGTTGGTGCACATGGTGATAATACAGAAGGATGGCGTGTAGGTTCTGTAACCATATTCCAAGAAATAAAACCTGGAAAATGGCAATCCATCAGAACTTTACTTCCAGGTTCATTTTCTAATAACGGTGGACAATCAATTCGTCCAACATGTTCTTATTTCGGATTTTCTGTTTCTCTTTCAAAACAATTTATTGCTATAGGTTCGCCTTCAGAAAGAACACAAGGCTCTGTATATTTATTCCATACAAATGATTCATGGGACTCAGACAATGTTTTATCACACAGAATTGAAGGAGACAATCGCTTTGGTTTCTCAGTTAAATTATCAGAAGAGCAACTAATAATTGGTTCTCCAGGTGTCGAAGGTAATCCAGGAAAAGCATGCATTTATAATACATCCGCATTCTTTGACGCCAGTCTTGGATTTATACCCGCAGCATTATCACAAACACCAACTTATTGTGATACATTACGCACAAAATCTAAATCATCAAAAGCATTATTTGGAAGAGATGTAGACATTTATGATGATTTTGTTGTTGTGTCGGGTTTTGGAAAGAATGATGATGAGTTTGTTGGTAGCGCATTTTTATTCTTAAAAAATAATAACAAAATTGATATTGAACCTGTCGCATGTATTAGAGATAAAAATGCCGCACAACTTTTCGGACATAGTATTTCTATTAGCAATCAATTTATAGTTGTTGGAGACCCTACTTCTGATAATGTTCACGTATATCTTATTCGTAACTTGATTGGTGGTAATAATAAGAGGTGGCATAATTCATCACATTGTATTGAAGCGCCCGAAGAGTATTTGCTTGAAATACATTAAAAAGTGTGTTCCTTAAGATTCAGATTTAAATCTGAGACTAGTAGGGACAAATATGTCTGATTCAAAAAACTGGCGTTCCATAAGAAGTTATGGAATTATACTTGTTAGATTTATACATGACCACCCAGAATATCTTATGGTATGTAGAAAATCAACCTACTGTTTTGTTGACTTTCTTTTGGGAAAATATAGTGATAAAAATGTGGAATACCTTAAATTTATGATCAAAAATATGACCTATTATGAAAGAATGGCTATTACTACTAAAACATATGAAGAATTATGGAGTGAACTATATTCTAAAAGCAGAACACCTACGGGTGCATTCTATGATTATGTATCTCAAAAATTCTATAAATCACGAGACATATTTATAGTTCTTAATTCAACATTGCCATGTATACATAGACACCCAGAATGGGGATTTCCTAAAGGTCGACCAAACCAATCAGAGGATCCTTTCGATTGTGCAAGTAGAGAACTATACGAAGAAACACGGCTTAATCGCTCTTCTTATGAAATTATTTGCGATATTTTGCCATTTGAAGAAAGATATGTTGGAACTAACGGAATCGGATATCGTAATGTTTTCTTTATAGCTAAAGCAAATATGAATTGTATTGCATATCTCGATAGAAGTAACACAGCACAAATTCGTGAAATTGGCTATATAAAATGGTTTCCATACGAAATAGCAATCAAACACTTTAGAGACCACGAAGAATCTAAAAGATGTATACTCAAAAGAGTTAATCAAGCAGTATTAGAATATCATAAAAATAATAAAAATACATCTAATCAACATTCTATATCATAGTCCTCTACACCTATATTACAAGACACACCCATTGACTTAATTTCTTGTAATAAAAGCTTAAATGCATATGGTACTTGTACAATTCTTACATCACCATCATGATATATACCCCTATCTGGATTATGAGGAACTATTTTTCCACTTCGACTATCTACACACATTTCATAAGAATCTGATTTATCCCAAAAAATCTCCTTCACAAATTGACTCATGCCGTGTGATAATAACGCATCACATTCCATAGTTCCAATTTTTAAACCGCCTCCTCGTGCCCTACCACCAACTGGTTGTTTTGTTATAGCATCTTTTGGACCATATTCACCACGCGCATATATTTTATCGGCAACCATTTGTTTCAAACGTTGATAAAATATAGGACCCATACAAGCCTCATTACATACTAATTTCCCAGATGTACCTGAATATAATTTATATTCCGAATTTGGGTCTTGTTTCATTTTGGTTAGAACACTCATTATATTCTCATGTGGTTCTGATAACCCATTAAAATTTGCTACTTCCATTAATCTTCCCGTTTTTAATCCAATATTTCCTGTTAACATCTCTAAAAAATATCCAATCGTCATTCTTGAAGGAAAAGAATGCGGATTAAATATTATATCCGGTACAATACCCTCCTTTGTATATGGCATATTTTCTTTAGCCACAATTATACCAATTACAGCCTTTTGGGCCGCTCTTGATGCAAACTTATCACCTACTATTGGAAATCTTATTTCACTTGTTAATACTTTCGCAATTCTTGGTATTGATTTTGATAAATGTACCTTCTCTACATATTCTCCCTTATGAGCATTTTTTGCTAAAACACTGTTATCTATCCAATTACCCTTAGAATCAATCATATATCCACCAATCAATACAGTATTCTCATTGATTGGACTACCTTTCTTGATTATACCATTGTCATCTAATAAGCTATAATCCCAATTAGAATGCATTTTCAATATATCTTGTTTCGCCATCTTTGGATTTATTATAAATATATTTCCAACATTGTTCTGTATATCTTTCTTTTTCAACTTTTTTTCTGAAGAAATTGATATTTCTTCCCTTAATGAATGCGTTGTATAATAACTTGATACAAATAATCCATTTTCAATAGCAGATTTATTTATTATTATCGCATCTTCCTGATTATACCCACTACATGCTGCTATTGCAACTATTATATTTATTCCATATGGTGCTTTATTATTGTTTAATTTTTCTACAACACCCGTATTTACTATAGGACTTTGACCATAATGTAATAAAGATGCTTTTTGGTCCATTCTTGACCTAAAATTTGAAGCATAAACTGAAACTGCTGCCCTTGATTGTTGTGTAGCATACAAATTTCTTGCTATAGGATTATGCTCTATAAATGGTAAAGTCAATGCAGTCAAACCCAATGATGCCGTTTTAGTTATTTCATAATGTGTCGCATTATCTTCACCACTCATACCAATCAATATAGTATCAGACTCACTTGGGTCTATATATTCACACCCCTTTTTAATCAGTAATTCGGGCTCACAACCCAATAACTCAATATTCTTTAATTCTCCTTTTCCATTCATTCTTAATGGACGCATCATCCTTCCAGCTGTAGTCAAAACCCTTATTTCTGAATCTCTTATTATCCATGCTAAAGAATAAGACCAATGAACATCATTATCTTCGATTTTTTGCCTTTTTTTTCTAAATCTGTTTACAAATTCTTTTGGATTAGAATGGGTTCCTATCCAATCTCCATTTATAAAAATCTTATGAATATTCGGATTATAACGATTAAGACTCTTTAAATTCAATTTCTCAAAACCATTGTCCGTTTCTATCCATTCTCTTAAATCTAATGTATCATATTCAACACTTACAGTACATGTTTGACACAAATGCTTATGTTGCCCTATTGAACTACCGTCGGGTGTTTCAACCGGACAATAATAACCCCATTGTGAATTATGTAAACGTCTTTGTTCCATCGTATTTGGACCATCTGGTAAATGTAAATGTACTCGTCTTAAATGAGACATACCTTCCATAAAAGAATGCCTCAAATACCCCTGTAATACACCCTCATTCCTTGAAGAAGAAGGATTCTTACCCCATCTACCCATAAATGATGTATTTATACTTCTTTGAAAATCTGAATTATCCAATATATTATTAATCGACTCAGATATATCACTCAATATTGTTTCTGCAGATATGATTGTTTTTCTATCTAACTCAATTAACTTGTCCGTTTTGTTCTTTATTCCTTTCAAATATTCCTCATAAAAATCACGAAACATATCATTCATTATCTCTCCTGGCAAACGAACCCTTTTATAAATCAAACTGTCGCGGTCAGTTATTTCTCTTAATCCTAACTGTGTCGTTAATAAATGTCTTGTCATATAACCAAGAAAAGCAGACTTATTCTTTAAAGATACTATATAATCATCTATATTTGTTCCAACATGCGGTAATAAACGATTATTCAATATGTATAGAAGATTACCCTTCCACTTCATAGGATTTGTATTATTTCTATCCGCTTGTACTTTTGTTAATATCGACAAACATTTCAAAGCCATTTCTTGCGTGTAAATTTGATTTACCTCATTAATACTCAATATCATCTCATTTCCTAATAATTTTGCTATGTTTGATGACAAATCACTCCCACATATTGACTCAAGTATATCTCTCTCAGTCTCTAATCCAAGAGCCCTAAATAATATTATTATTGGTATAGAACCTTTCAAAAATGGTATGGTTGCAAATATTGTTTTCGATTTCTTTTCATAAACTAAACTAAACTTCTCTGTAGCACTTGAACCATATTTACTGTCTATTGTTGCTATTAAATTTCCACTTCCACTCTCTATACGCGTATATATTATATTCGTTGCATGATCTTCTTGTGATAAAATCAACTTTTCAAGCCCCTTTACAATAAAATAACCACCCCTCTCATATGGTGATTCACCTAAAGTCGATAACTCACTATCCGACTTGTTTCTTAAATAACAAAATTCTGAATGAAGCATCGTTGGTATTTTAACTAATTGTATCTTCTCTACATTACTAACTTCATTATTACCATGACTAACAACTATTTCAACATCCACTTCTAAAATTCCCTCATATGTTAATCCATCTAAACGACAATCATTTGGATTTATCTTAGGTATTTTATATACTATTCTTTTACCATTTCTTCCACCAATATAAAAATTGACCTTCGTTTTATACTCATTATTCTCTTTATTTTTTAATACACGAATTATATTTCGCGAATCTGAAATTATTCTTGGAATATCTCTATTAATAAAATTATCAAATGACATTGTATTATGTTGTGTTAATAGCTTCGCCATGTAATTAATCTACATTATAAATTTTATCTTATAAACATACTGGACATCTTAATACTCGTGTTTCCATCACTACCGATTGACAACAATCAGAGTTAAATACCCACATACATGGGTGCTTTTTCTTTAGTTTTACATTACGATTTACTACTTCAAAACTCATACAACCCTCCTTTATATCATTCATAGTTGGATTTCCATGAAAATACTTCTTTAAAATCTCTATACCACCTCTATTTAAAGAATCCTTTATAACATCAATTACTATTGTTCTACAACTATTTGATGAATTCTCTACGGTAAATACACAAAACGGTAATTCAAATAAACCATTCACCTCTTTATCCCCAGTTATTATTTTATTCACTATATGGGCTGTTTCTAAAGAAACATTAAACCAATTAGTAACTATATGATACATATTTGGAACCATTTTTCCATTTCTTGGATGATCATTATGATAAACAACCCATTTATTACTAACTGGTACAATCGCTGTCGAAAACATCCTTGTTTGAGCAACAATCGGATTTGATAGAACTATATCATTCTCTAAAAATGGTTCATCATACCCAAAACCAAGAGTCATTACACGACCATCCGCATTTTTGAACTTTAAATAGAAATGCCCATTAATATATGGAGAACGTTCTATCCTAACCCAATCATCTTGTTTTAGAATAAACATTATTTTTGTTTCTTTAATTATCCTTAATTCGATTTGTCCATCTACCTAACATACTTGGGAAACCCGTAGGACCTTGATTTTCTCTATAATCATAATTAGTTCTTGTTCCAGAACTATATCCAAGATAACTTGTTATTCCTGATAACCATCTCCCTCCTTTACCCTTCTTAATAACCCCTATTAACATACCCAGAACAAACAATATTCCAACAACTAACAACAAGATTTTCAATCTTTTATTTGTCTCTTTTTGCTTATCATTCTTCTTTCTTAAATATTCAACCTTTCTTTTATAACTATATTCATCCGTTTCTAAACCATCTAATTCCATCACTTTTCTTCTTATTGTATCCCCTCCTACTAAATCACGTTGACGTTTAGCATCATCTAATTCTGCATTCAGTAATTCTATTGTACCTGCGTGTATTTCTTCTAATTCATCTATCTTATCTTCTAAAGCTTCCTTATCTTCCTTTAATCCATTAATTTCTCCTTCAAACTTATCGTCACAAAATTCTACTTTTTCTGCATCAGTTAAATATTCATAATATGTAGAAAATACTTCAGCTTCATTTAATGCTTTTGTATATAATTTTATTCCAGTTAAATATACATCTTTTCCAGTACTTATGTTATATTCTGGACCATCAGTAGATGTAACACCATCTGGACCAGCTTTTGTACTTAGAATAAGACCTCCTAATCCTCTGATAAAAGCAGGAGTATCGCCTTCAATTATATTTCGTGAAAGTATTAAACCACCATTCAGATAAAAACTCTCTACATTTTCAACTTCATCAATACTATAAGTTACTACATTTGGTCCTACTCTTCCAAATTTTGGCAATTTAGAATGCCTTTTCATCATACCTAAACCGTTAGAACCAGCACTTGCATATAGCCATTCATATCCTGGCCTTAAAATCACACGATATATATTTTGTGCATCATTGTTAGATAAATCTGTGAATACTGGAGGACCCATATCCATTTCTCTCTCTTCTACATTTTCAATGAATGCACCATTTTGATATTTCTTAACTCTTGAGCTTAAACGCATGATATTTCCATCATTTTGAACTTTTAAATTTAGAGAATCATGTGTCTTTGAGAATGATACTTCAAACATATTTGATGATGTACCCGAATTAAGTTTTGAAAAATCATCATACCATAATTCTACTCTTAATTTGTGATTCGTAGTACTTCTATAATCAATTACACTTATCTTCATAACAACCAAATGATTACCTATTACCATACTTGTTGGTCCGCTCGCCGGTCCAAAACCCATACACGGCTGCGTACAGGTGCTCGGCATCACCCACACGGAATTAGTACCTATCGCGTCCAAATCCATAGATGTTAGATTTAATATATTAGGATTCTTGTTTCCCTTCCCAGCCCAAGGTTCATTACTATGTCCAGACAGTAATTCTTTACCTGGTACATTTTCAGGTAGCAGCGACTTACCCATCATAAAACCACCAAGTGCTAGACTTTTCCAGTCTTCTCGCATTAGACCTGCCTCAGTTATATTATATACCAACGATATAGTTTTATAATCTGTCATATTAGCTGATAAATCTCTCAGCTCTATACCATCATATTTTCCCTTATCAAACCCATTCATCCATAAGCCATCTGCATCATTTATTGCAAGAGAACTCATTGATAATGTTCCATGTTCCTCAACAACATCTGCCGCATTTTCACCATCATTAAACACTAAAAATTTATCAGGGTCATATGATGACTCTTCACTTGAGTTTGTAAATGACTCCCTTCCTACATTATATAATGTAAATACAACAGATGTGATTGTTAGAAGCAATACGATAACACATACTTCTTTCATAATATATACTACAAAAAATTACAGAGCTTTATTAATTCTAAATTGTTAGTTGCTTTTTTATTATTATATATTTGTTAATGGTTCGTAAATTAGGTGGTTCAGATACATATTGTGAGCTTAAAGAAACAAATAGAAGAATGTGTAAAGTTACAAACGACAAAAGAAAAAATTCAGATGATTGTGAATATAGAAAAGAGACCAAAAAGTGTTATATTATCAATAAAAAGAAGACTAAGTCTAAAAATCTTACTCAAATACCATCAGAAAAAGTAATTGAAGTAATAGATTATGATTTTCAGCAAAAACCTTCTTATGAAACTATAAGAAAATATAGAGAGTTTCTGAATAAGCCAGAAGATTCTGAATTGATTTCTAATAATCCTAAAATATTACACGATTTTATAAGCAATATAGATAGAAAACAACATATTGGCGATTTTTGGTTTGATAATTCGGTTAGAGTTGAAACTATTCAAACAGTATCAGAAAATCCAATTATATCGAATTTGGAAAAAAAACTCCCTGTTAAAAACAATAAGAAAACTATACTAAAATCAAGTAATGAAATTCCTGTCTTTAACTTGCAAAATTATGAATTAATAAATGTACCTGCAGATGGTAATTGTGGTTATCATAGTTTCGTCAAAAGTATGAATTTAAAGAAGTATAGCTTGAAATATTACAAACTTGAGAGAGATACACCTGATAAATTAAGGTTATTGCTGTATAAGAAATTATCTAATTCAAAAGATTCGAAGAATTTAGAAATTATAAAACGGATAAAAGGAGGAATTAACCAAAAAAATATAGAACAAGACTTTTGGTTAGAACAAGAAGAATTTGAATTATTAGCCTCAATATTTAAAGTATGTATTCATATTTGGGATTCAAGAAGCAATTTTTGGACATATATTCCTATCGACTATAAAGATAACTTTGACACATGTATTAATAAACACCAAAATATATATATTTATGCAGACGGTATTCACTATCAAACACTCAAAAGAAAGATATAGAAATAATATATATATTAAGATAAATGGTTAAGCCTTTCGATCACTCATTTATGCAACAACATCGTGCAACAACTCAACTTGCTTTACAAACACCAATTGTTAATTACCGTGACGGCTTCGGTTGTGTTGGTCCAAATGGTCAACATGTGGACAAGGATTCGTTCTTAAAATACAATTCACTTCTTACACACCACGGATCAAAAACATCACTTCCACAAAGTGGTTTTTTAACTGTACCATTCATGGGCGGCGGATGTAGAGCAATTGGAAAAGAGCCTCGTCTTGACTTCGAATATTCTTACGCTCCAAAAAGTACTATGTCAGAAGCAACACGTAATCGCTTCATTCCTTTAGTTGGATGTCTTGCAAATGAAGTTCAAAATCCAGAACATATCATTCCTGAAGACAATCATGATTCATGGCCTCGTGGAGGATATCCTTCAAGAGGATGTAAAAATGTTAGAGGACCTTTTCCAGAGCCATTAACAACTAATGTATGTAATCCAAACTAAATTATATAATTTCAATTTACATTAATCCACCTTGGGTTCCATAACCCTCATTCCATGTGCGAATTTCTGTTTTCATGGATTCATCATTCACAGTATTTGATTGAGCATCTTTGAATTGAAACTCATTTGTGAATTCGGTATTTGCTTTTTTATTGAAAATACTGTCTTTTACAAAAACGGTATCTTTCAATGGTGGTCTCTGTATTTTTACAGGTTTCTTTAAACTTACCAATTTCTTCGAATCCTTTTTTACTACAGGACTATTATCACACCCACATGATTTCATGTCATTATTAATTAATAATTGGTGTTTGGTCAATAGATATGTAAAACCAATTAATATTGCCAAATAATGATCACAAGAAAAAGCTAAAGCCATTGCCGCTAAAACTGTAAAACGAACGAATGGATGGTTCAATCTTTCAGATGTTAAATTCTTAGGGATATAATCTATTCCTATACAACAGAATACTAATAGTACAAATGTTAAAACAATCGTAAGTTCGCAGACTTCTTTACTTATTTCTACCATTTTATACAAAGGCAACAAAAAAATATCAAATGTATGAAAATCAAAAAGTTATTTTTGATTTTTTAAATATACCATAATATAATGTCTTTCTGCTCTTATGAAGAAGCATGGGGAGCACCTTATAATTCTAATCAAAAAAATGACCATGTAATAAATAACAATGAAATTATTCACGAAAATGTTAAAAATGAGGTGTTAAACAAACACAACGATGTACAAGATGATGAGGGTATGGTTGAAGTTGCACCATTACGTGGTTCCTTGTTAGGTGGCGCTATTCCAGAAGAGCAATGGAAAACGAATGAACTTGAAGATTCTTCTGGCGATATACATACATATGGTAGTCCTAAATACATTTCCAGTTTAGAATCAAGTTTTGATAAGAAAATTGATCAATTGATTAATAAACTTGAAAAATTCTCACAAAAATGTAATCAACCTAATAGAGAATCTCAACAAACTACATGGACAGATGTTATTGTTTTCATTTCGTTGGGAATTGCCGCAATATTCATTATTGATATGTTTTTTAAGTTTGGAAAATGGATTGTTACATCTCAATTATCAGCTATTTCCCAATCTACAAGAACACCACCCCAAATGATACCACCACATATGCCACAACCTCAAATGCCCATTAGAACATCTGTACCTGAACCACAAAGATACACATCATACCCCACCATGCAAAATATGAATGCTCCACCTATGTATAATTATAGAGGAAGTGTACCATATTATCCTCAACAATCGGGTGTACCTCCTCCAAGAGGTATTTAAAATTTTTAATATTATTGGTTAAACTTTAAACAATTAATCATTATAATGGTTCGTAATAAGGGTAAAGGTGGTAAAAACTTTAAGAAAGCCAAAAATTATGAGACTGTAGACAAACGTCAGATTATATACAAAACCGAAGGTCAAGAATATGCTATCATAACCAAAATGCTTGGGAATGGGAGATGTGAATGTAAATGTTATGATGGAAGAACACGATTAGGACATATTCGGGGTAAAATGCATAAACGGGTTTGGATATCTATCGGTGATACGGTTTTAGTATCTTTAAGAGAATATCAAGATGAAAAAGCCGATATTATACATAAATACACTTCTGAAGAAACTAAAACATTAATCAGTTATAATGAAATTACAGGTAATATTAAGATTGATGATGAAGATGGTATAAATGATGATAATGATAGCAACGCATCTTGTGAAATTGATTTTAATGATATTTAGTTTACGTTGATTTTTCATCCACAAAAATTAAACCCTTAATAATGGCGTATCTTAATCCAAATACAATTGTTCTAGATGATTTTTCAACACCTGAATATGTACAAGCAGATTTTCTAATTGAAAATGCTGGAACTATGAATTTTTTAGAAATTGAGATAGATAGAACAACATCAACTGTAACTAAATCAACTATAGATAATATTACTTGGGGTAATAATGCAAGCCTTATGTTAAGTAATGACCTAAATATACCCAATTATATTACTCTTAATTCAAATCACCAGAATTCTATGCTTCATACAAGTTTTTTGACTGAAACATCGCCACAAAGTCTTATTAAAGGGATTGTTTTTACCATTTGTGTTAAAAATATATTTAATCTTGATGATTCACAGATTAGCAATATTGATTTTGTTCAAGACAATGACCGGTTGAATTCCGTTTTTTTTGATAACGACCCAACAACAACTTTAGTCAATGACCTTCTTAACGCATCACAAAATGACTTTAACAGAACACTTACATCAGATGGTACAAATGAGGATGAATATGCTTACTGGGATACAAGAATTGGACCATCAAATCAAACCATCATATTTGTTGATGATGATAAAATGTACTCATTTTATGGTTTACGTCTAAAACTAATACCAGGAACCACTCCTATAATATCTGGAACATCCATTTCGGATGTAGGCAATCAAATTACAACACCCGGATTTTATAACAATGATGGTCATGAATTATATTTTATTATGAGTTGGAATGTACAAATAACCGGTTTTGGAGAAGGTAATGCAAGCAGTGGCCCTAAACAAAATTGGAATGTTGAATTTCTTGATATAAATAATGGTGACTCCCTATATAATGATATCATTAAAACAGACTCAAATGGTTCTTTTTTAATACCACAACATGCTATCAACGCTGAAGTATTTGAAATATCAGTTACTTGTATTGACTCCAGCGGGTTTGATACACTTACAGATGAACAATCTGAAATTGGTGAAAATTTTACAGCTATTGGAACTTCCGAAACTGGATTGATATCACAAGCTACTCCATTATCTTCTGTGTTGGCAGAAGGATTTAAAGAAACTGGAAATTTAAATTTAGCATCGTATAAAAACCTTAAATCGTCTTATGAATCAGCTTTTGGTATATCAGATATTAATATTAATCCATATGATACTGAAGTAGATGATACTAATGCTACCATAAATTCTTCAAAAATTCTTGAAATTGAAGCACTAACAGATGGTATGAGAACAGTTCTTTCTGAAAATTCCAGTATGTCTCGCTCTAATATACAAAAAAAAATTAGAAAAGCTATTTCACAAAAATTAACATCTCCAAATATAGATTTCACCAATACAACAATCATATCGGATATGATTCAAACTGCTGCTACAGAAGTTGTTGATAATGGTACAAATATTGTAACTTTAAAAAATAAAGCAACAGGATTATCCTCTTCTGTTAATTATATTAAAACTACTTTTCATTCTCACTCCTCTTCTAATAGAAATACACGACTGTTTGAACTACATAAATCATTAACAAGTGTTAAGAACACATTCAAAGCATCTCCAAACTTTAATACCAATATTACAAGTTCTATCACAAATCATAGAAATATTTTAAATGTCTCAAAGTTTAATGTCCCATCCAGAAGTTTATGGAAAAGAAAATGGGATGTTCGTTTTGTTTCAAATCCACCAGTATTTATCAACCAAGACGCAACATATACCTATACACCAATCGCAAAAGGTAGTGTTCAACAACATACACCAATAATAGTTATTTTTAAACCTTCATGGCTTAATTGGGACGGCAAAACACTTTCTGGAACTCCTGATAATAGTCATGTAGGTAGTCACAGTGTTATATTAAAATCAATAGAAGACACCAGGGAAAGAAATCAACCATTTGCAATTACTGTCAATAATATTAACGATACACCAACCTTTACGAATAGTCCACTCGCAATTATCGACATTGCTTATCAACCAACATATTCTTATACTCCAACTGTAAATGATATTGATGTTGGAGATAGTCTTACAATTACCTGTGAAACTGATTTGACTAATTCTTGGCTTAGTTGGAATGGAACAATTCTTCAAGGCTCTCCCAATTATTCCCAAATTGGTAATTATTCAATACATTTAAGAGTATCGGATAATGGTTCACCACAAAGGTCTGGCAATATTCATTTTACAATAGAAGTCATTTCTACAAATCAACCTCCCTTTTTTACAACTACACCTTCCGCAATTATTGATGAAGATTCTGAATATAATTATACACCCACAGCAAGTGATGTTAATCTGAATGATACTTTGAACTTTAGTGTTCCAACAAAACCGTCTTGGTTAAACTGGAATGGAACAAAACTAAATGGAATACCTACAAATAATGATATTGGTAACCATAATGTTACGATTAGAGTCAATGATGGTATTGTTCATGTCGACCAATCATTTATAATTAGTGTTAATGCAGTGAATGATGCCCCTATTTTTACAAGCAATCCACCCGCAATTGTTGATGAAGATACATTATATACTTATACACCTACTGCCAGTGATGAAGAAGGTGATTCTTTAACATTTAGTCTTCACGCCTCAAACGCAAAAGGACCAGCATGGCTAAACTGGGATGGAACAACACTTTCTGGAACACCCACAAATGATAATATAGGAAATACAACTGTCACAATCAGGGTT